AACACAGCAGGTTCTCAAAGATTACAAGATGGTACAAAAATTATGGGAGCTATTGCAGCTAAGGAAAATATTTTAGTATGGACAGATAACTCTTTGTATACAATGAAATTTGTTGGAGCTCCTTTTACATTTGGCTTTGAGCAAGTTGGTACTAACTGTGGATTAATAGGTAAGAATGCAGCTATTGAAATTGATGGTGTAGCTTACTGGATGTCTAACAATGGTTTCTTTTCTTTTGATGGTACTGTAAACTCATTACCTTGTTCAGTAGAAGATTATGTTTATGATGATGCTGATACAACTAAAGGTCAACAAATCTGTGCCGGTATTAATAATTTGTTTACCGAAGTTACATGGTGGTATCCAAGTGCAGGACAAGATTTTAATGATAGATATGTAGTATATAACTACGGTCAAAATAACACTCCAGGTCTACCAATGGGAAATTGGTATACAGGAGTCAATACTAATTCTATAAGAACGGCTTGGATTGATTCTTTAATTTATCCAAAACCTTATGCAACTGCTTTTAAAAGTACTGACACAGGTACATTCCCAAATGTCATTGGTGAGACAGGACTAGGTCAAACTTTATTCTTTGAGCATGAAATAGGAACAGATCAAATTAATCCAGATGGTACAATAACAACGTTAACATCTTTTATTCAATCTTATGATTTCTCTTTACAAACAGATCAAGGTGCTGCTGAATACTTTTTAGCTATGAGAAGATTCTTACCTAACTTTAAAGTGTTGACAGGAAGTGCAGAAGTAACTCTTTCTGTAGCTGACTATCCAGCAGATCCTAATACAGTAACATCATTAAGTCCCTTTACAATTACCTCAACTACTACTAAAGTAGATACCAGAGCTAGAGGTAGATATGCTGCTCTCAAGATAGCAAACGTAGGAGCCGGGGAGTCATGGAGATTTGGTACTTTCCAAGCTGACCTACAACCAGATGGAAGAAGATAATGACAAAAATTGTAGTAAGATTACCTGAGCCTAGAAAAGAATATAGTGAAGATAATCAAAGACAGATTAACAGAGCTTTGGCTACAGTTGTAGAACAATTAAACGCTACATTTTTAACACAACTAAAAGAAGATCAAGAAAGATATACTTGGTTTGGATTAGGCTAATATGGCAAATATATATAAAAATTCAAAATTAGATTTAACAGCTAATACTGCTACAGCTTTGTATGCAGTACCTTCAAACTCTAGAGATATTGTAAAATCTATTTTAGTTAGTAGTGATAGTGGCAGTGCTACTACAATTACTTTAGATTTGTTTGCTGGTGATCCAGCAAGTGCTGCTAAGTTTACTTTATTTAAAACTAAAGCTGTAGGTGCCAATGCATCAGATCAACTATTGACTGAACCCTTAATTATGTTAGAAAATGAAGTATTAGAAGTAACTGCAGCTGATGCAAATAGATTGTTTGTGGTTGCATCAATTTTAGAAATTAACAGAGAGGATAGATAATGTCATTTATAGAAACAGAATCATCAATAAGATATGAATTAATTGATGGTAAAGAAGTACCAATTATAGTACCTAAATGTGAAGTAACTTTAACCAATACATTAACAAATGAAGAGTATAATTCTGACGCCGAAGCGTTAGCTGATATACAAGATCCTAATACAGAAACTAAGCCAGAACACGTACGTAGAGACGTTAATATAACTGTGGCAAATTTTGATTTAGGCGCAAAAACTAATATATTCTAGATTGACTAGAAGCATAAAAACGAGTAAAATGGCTGACACTAGCATACATACAAGACTTGCTATCTTGCCATTCAACAATATAATAGAGACATAAATTTATGGGATTTTTTTCAGGACTAAGACGTAAAGTTAAAAAGCTAATACCTAAAGAGATTAGACCTTTTGTACCTTATATAGCATCATCATTTATTCCAGGTGCAGGAGCAGGTATCATGAAAGGTATAAGTGGTATATTTTTAACAGCTGCAGCAGCTAAAGGTCTTACAGATGACGAAGCAGATTTAAAAGATATTGCAAGAACAGGTATTTTTGCGGCAGCACCAACAGCAATAAGTCAGGGTGCTGGAAATTTGGCTACTAACTTCGCGTCTAAAGGAAACGATGTTAATAAATTTAAATTTTTAAAAGGTGTAGAGAAATTTGGAGCACCTGAAGGATTTATGTCAAATGCTAAAATGATTGGAGCTCAAGGAGCCACAGATGCAGCAATTAAACAAGTAGAATTAAATGAAGATGCATTAGCAAAATACAATGCAGACTTAGCAAGACAAGGTATCAATGACAAAGCAGGTAGAAGAGCAGCTATCAGAGCAATTTACGAAGGTACCGGAACGTGGGACATGGATGAAGTTGATGGTATGTTAGATACATACGGATATAGAACCGGCGGTAGAGTTGGTTATGCTATGGGAGATTTTGTAGATACAGATCAAATTATAGAAGATGTTCAGGATTATACAGTTCCCGGTATAGTGGGAAAAGCAGCACAAGGAATTGGAAATTTAGTATCTAACAATCGAGATAAAGTAGATATGATTATAGATAAAATAATTTCATTAACTCCAGGTGGAAGTGCGGTAGAAATTATAAAAGTTTTAGTAGAGAGATATGGTGTTGATCCAGAAGTAGCACAAAGAAAAATTATAAATAGAATGTCAGATGCCAATGAAGGTTTTGGTCCACAAGGATTAGATGGTACTCCTGATGATGGATACAATCCAAACATAGGAATAGATTCAGGAGCGGAAGATTATTATGGAGAGACTCCAGCGATGCCAGAAAACTTAGGTGATATGGGTGGCAACATGGATGATATGAGTGGTAACAGTATTTTAAATAGGCTTAATAGAGGTGAGCAATATGAAGAAGAAGTTATGCCTGATGAAGACAGAAGACCAAAACAAATTCCTGATCCAATACCTGATACAATTCCTAACTATGACAGAATGCCAATGCCTTTTCCAAAAGAAGGTATGCCAGATTATGAATTATTGATGAATAGAAATAGAGAAGATTATATGAATGGTGGTAGAGCCGGTTATGATAATGGAGGTATTAGTACCAAAGGAGAAGATCAGGATGCGATAGATATAGATGTAGATGGAATATTATCTATGAAAGATTTAGTAGAAGCAACTATAAGAAACAAAGATGATGAGTATGAAGAATTTGATGACAGTTTAACTTATGCTAAAAAAGGATACGACATGTTATATCCTGAATTAGAAAACCAACCGATCCGAGAACTTAGACTCGCGGACGGCGGATCTGTAGAAGATAAATTAATTGAAAGAGTAAAAGAATTACAAGACGAAGGTATGGATTTTGCATCAGCAATGGCTCAAGCTATGAAAGAAGACATGGCTGAAAATAAAGCTAGAGGTGGGATTATGAATGGAATGGGTGTTAATATTCAAGAACAAATTGCTCCTGAAAGAATGATGGCTGCTAATGGTGGACTAATGAGTATGGGTGGTAACGAAATGGATTTAAGAGGCGGTGGATTTGTGCCTATGGGTAAAGCAGAAAGAGCAGATGATGTTCCGGCAAGATTATCTAAAAACGAATTTGTAATGACAGCTGATGCAGTAAGAGCAGCAGGTGGTGGAAGTGTACAAAAAGGTGCTGACCTTATGTACGATCAAATGAAACAATTAGAAGGACAAGCATAATGCCAGAAACAATAACAAGACAGTTAAGGGAACCATTCGTAGAGGCCGCTGGTCTTGGTATAACAAATAAAGGTTTAGGATTATTAGGTACTTCAATACCTACTTCTACTTATACCGGTAGAAATTTTGTAGCCGGTCAAACTGGTTTAGAAACACAAGCACAAACAGCAGCAGCTGGTTTAGGTAATTTACTAGGTCCACAAGGATATCAACAATTTGAAAGTCCCTACCAACAAGATGTAATAGATACTTCTCTTGCATCAATGGAAAGAGAACAACAAAAAGGTTTAGGTGCACTAAGAAATCAAGCCGTAAGT